CACTTGATAAACTACTAATAAATTCTTCCAGTTCTTCTTTATTATATTCACCTGCATTAAATACTTCTTCACCAGAATATATGTTATCAATACAATCAATAACAATACTAAACAATTCTGCTACAGTTGAAGTTTTTTCATTTTCCATGTCTGCTAAACGATTATAAACTTCCATTGTTGGATATTTCATTTCAACAGTAATTGTATCTGTTAATTTAATGTTCTTAGAATGTTTATCGTTTGTAGTAAGTTTTATATCAGCAAGATTTATTTTTACTTTTGTTTGAGCATCACAAGATTCCCCATTACTATTTGTTTCTTCTCGATGTTTTATCATTAGTTCAACAACTTCACCAACAGATTTTGCTCTTATATTTAATAATGCCATCTGTAAATCAAATAATGGTAATTCTTCAGCATTTACTTCTTCTGATAAAATACAATTATTGATTATTTGTTTTGAAGTTCTTACTATTTCATCTTGTTCTCCCCCCTCCATAGCCATCAATAAAAGTTTCTCTTCTTTGACTAGAAAGGGTCTGTAAGTTACTGGTTTTTTTATTGAAGTCAAGTTCATTGTAAATGTAGGTGCTTCAATTTTGGGTAAACTCATTATATCTCCATTTTTTAATTATTTTTTACGCAACACTAGGGGGATTGGCTCCAGTTGAAATTCTGCTCATTTCCCATTTTCGATATGCAAAGGTAACACTAAGTCTTGCATATTCATTATTTTGTGACCATCCCAAATTTATTGCTCCCACATTTAGGGGAAATGCTTCTCTAAATCTTATTCCATAACTTCTAACATTTTCTTCTGTAAATGTTCTTAACCAAATATCAGTTGTATAATCATTATAATATGAAGCATCATATAGATCGGGATCAACTATATCATTTTGCCAATTGTCAAAAAACTCTTTTTCTTTCCATCCCTCTGCAGAACAAATAAATGTCATTGTAGTATCAATGAACATTTGACCATAACCTATTTTTCTTACTGGTCCATATAATTTATCTTCAACTGTAAGCATAGTTTTACCAGGAAGTTCTGCTTGTTCGCATTGAAATACGCTAAAATCAGAATCTTGTCTACCGATATAGACTTCATATCTATTTAATGGTGCGGGACCATGTTTAACATTTAATTTGCTTCTAAAATTATCTACACTTAAAGGCATTAAATCATTCTCCTACTATCTCCCCAAACAACGAGTTTGTTTTCTTTTTTGAATCTTTCTGTTGGTAAAAATAATGCAATTTCTTTTTCATCATCATCTACAATTACAACTCTAGATGTTATGTGTTTATATAGATATCTTTTTACTGTTGGTTTAATTTGTTTAATTCTTGCAAGTCCTTCATAATTTACTGATTTTGACCGATCAATAGCATCCATTAATTTTGCCCTAAGTAATGGAGGAAGATAATGAAAATTTAAACCAAGAAAACCATTTCCATACATTTTTACGCACATGATTAATGGGAATCTATCATAATACTTCATTTTATCTTTAGTTTTTGGATCATAAAAATATGATGCCATTGCACCAGGTGCTATTGTTCCCTTACCTGATTTTTTAGCAGTTTTATAAAATTCATCTGCAGTATCTACTTCACTAAATCTACTTCTTAATTCTGCTCTTAAAGCGCCAACTTTTCTGCGAAACCATTGTGATGCATTACTTGTTCTTGGTTGTCCTTCATTTCTTCTTATTGCAGTCTTTAATTTATCTAAAAACGTTTGATCTTGTTGTGCCATAATTATATTTAGTTAAAAAAGATGATCTTCTGTAATGATTTTAAATCTCCATTTTCTGTCGCTACAATACTCTGTAGCCGCTTTCCATTTTGCTTCATTTACACCAAATGTGTATACTTCAGATAAATATCTTCTAGTGATTCTTTTAGGTTTTTTGGGTTGTGATAGTTGCTTTTTGGGTTTAACTTCTATAAGCACACATTCTGTTAATCCATTTTCTTTTTTTATTTTGATCCAAAAATCAGGAAAATATCTATGTATTCGTTTATCAATAGGAGATTTGTAGGGAACAACTATCTCTTCACTTGACCATTCAATAACATCGGGATTGTTTTCACAATAATTCATGAATTTTTTTTCCCATAAAGAACGGTAAGTAACTTTAGTGGATCTCCCCGATATTTTTTCAAATTTTTTATTTTATATTTTCCTTTGTAACTCATGCTAAATATTATGTATATAACGTAGAGGAGAATAATGGCCCAGAATCCGGCAACCAAATTAAGAGAAGTAGTAAATGTAAAAACTGGTGTTAGAATATATAGATTTCCAGAAAATATAGGATCAACTACAGCAGAACCAGAATCAAGAAAATTTTGTTTATTTCGTTTTCATAATGTAGATGATAGTGGAAATCCAGGAGAAACATCTACTTGTGTAGTATTGCCTTTTCCAGAAATAAATGATGCGATTAATATAAAATATGAGAATGTTGAATTTGATGTTGTTGGAGCAATTGCAGTAGGGGCCTCGGCGGGAAATGTAAGTATAGATCGTTTATCGGATATTGCAAAAACAGGATTAAAATCTTTTAATAGAGATTCTTTTGCACGAATAGCCGCAGATACAGTATTAAGTGGAACTCCTGGACTAAAAGCAGGAGTTGCAAAAGGATTAAATACAATACAAAATCCTTATATTACAAACGTATTTAATAGTTCAGGATTTAGAGATTTTTCTTTTACTTTTACTCTTATACCAAAAAGGGCTCATGAAAGTGATCATATACAAGATATTATTAGAACTTTTAAAGAAGCAATGTTACCCGAAAAAAAATTAATAAAAGAAGGAAGAAATATAAATCAGAGTACAGGAATTATAAAAATGCCAGATAAAGTTGATATTACTTTTTTTCCTACTACAGGAGCAGATTATAACAAAAATAAATCAATAATAAAAATTCGAAATGCAGTCGTAACAGATTTGACAGTTGAATTTTCATCAGGAACACAAAATCCTACTTTTTTTAAAGACACGGGTGCTCCTTTATCTGCAGTATTGAATGTATCAGTTAAAGAAACCGAAATTTATACTAAAGAAAGTCTTATAAAAGATTATCCAGAACACAGAAAGGATTTCAAATAGTAAAATGGAACCATATGCTAATTTGAATAGAATAGTAGGACTTAAAAAAAGATATGAATATCCTAAAGGTATAGGTAGTACTAAAGGACTACATCATTTTATGTTAATAAAAGAATTAAGATGGAAAAAACCTGAAAAAGGAAGTGATGCGTTTAGTGGAAGTGGAATAACAAATTTTGAAAATGTTACTGGTGGAAATGAATCAAAAGATTTTTATGAACCTGGGAAAAATTTTATTTTACATTTGCCACCTGGTTCATTAAAAACACAATATTCTGCTGATTATGCTGATGTAAATTTGGGTATTTTTGGAGATATATTATCACAAAATGCAATGCAAATAACAGAAGATATGAAAACACATTTTTCAGAATTTGCAAAAGGTGATACAGGATTTATACAAAATACGATGAAAATGTATAATGAATTAAGAAAAGATATGACAGATAAAATTATGCCATATTATGATAGTGAAGATTTTAAAGGAGATTTTGTAAATAGAATTAGATTTAATGTAGCAACCGCTGTTGGTGCTTTAGCTCCTTCACAGGCAAAAGGAGAACAAATAGCATCTATGTCTATGAGAGCGGCAAGAAATCCATATACTTCTCTCATATTTACAGGAATAAAAAAATTACGAACACATAATTTTAATTTTGAATTTAATCCTAAAGATGCAAACGAATCTAGTACTCTTATGTCAATTATATTAAATTTAAAATATGGAATGTTACCAGGATTAGATAGATTAACTATTAAAAAAGGAGCGAATTCAAATATTATTGCTCAAACACCAACTGCTCATCCAGATCATAAACGTATGCATACTATGTCTATTCAAAATGAAATGAATTCTGCTTTTTTTACTTATCCCCATAATTATAGAATTCAATTTTTTAGTAATGCTGGAGAGAACAAATATTTGTATCGTATAGGAAATTCTTTTTTAGTATCACTTAAAGCAAAATATGCACCTAGATTTTTTGAAGAAAATGGAATGCCAACAACAATAGGTTTACAACTTCAGTTTAAAGAAAACTTTGCTATTGATAGATCACAAGCGGAGACTTACTAATGTCAGATTTTTTTAAGAATTATAGTACATTTTATTATAATATGGATAAGGTTAAACCAATTAGAGGGAAACTTGCGACAAATTTATTGTCTAGAGTAAACATAACTAATGAAGTTTTAAAAAATGTTAGATCATATTATCCGTATCGAATAAAAGAACATGAAAGACCAGATATTATAGCACAAGAATATTATGGATCTAGTGATCTAGTTTTTTTAATATTTTTAGCAAATAATATTCAAGATCCTTTATATGATTGGCCATTATTTGGAAACGAATTGACAAATCTTATTAAAGAAAAGTATGGTTCAGTTGATTCTGCAAAAACAGATGTGCATCATTATGAACAAATATTAAGAAGTGGTTCTAATAAAACAGTGGATACTCCTAAGATTTTAGAAAAAGTTGCGATTGTTGATAAAGAATCATATGATCTTCTTGATGCAACAAAAAGAAAAATAATATACAATTATGATTATGAGATTATGAAAAACAATGCAAAAAAAGAAATTGTTTTAATAGAAAATACTTTTTCTAAACAAATTTTAACTGAACTAAGAAGTCTTTATGCTAATTAATGGAATATAATATGTCAGAATATTCAGATATAGGAACTTCAGAATTTAACAAATCCGAATCAAAATTTAGTACTGAAGCAGAATGGACATTAACCTTTATTAATTATAGGGGAAGAGAATATGTAGTTAATTCTGAAGAAAATTCAGTAATTCTTGGTTTTACAATAAACGAATCTTTATTTGAAAGTAATGTTATAACTGGTGATATAAAAATACTTGATGGTGCTGGATTAGATGAAAGAATTCCTATTATCGGACAAGAAAAAGTTCGTATTAAATTAAAAAATAAATTATTGGGTGGATCAATGTGGGATGCTGAATATACGATTATTAAAAGATCCGCCACTATAGAAGATGGACCATCAAAGTTTTTTGTTTTGGATTTTTGTTCAGATGAATTTATTGCAAATTTAAGAAACAGAGTATCTAAATCATATAAATCACAATTAGCTTCTCATATAATTAAAGACATATATGATAATTATGTAAAAAATGATCATTTTGTAAAAGATCAAAAACTATTAAATTATGATGAAAAAGGAGATTCTGATGGAACTTTTTATGGAATGCATTTTGTATTTCCTACAGTAAGACCTTTTAAAGCAATAAGCATGGTAGTTAAAAAATCTGTTGCTTCAAATGTTGAAATGAGGCAAAGACAAGTAAGTGCAAATTTTGGTAAATTTTTATTTTATGAAAATAAATTTGGTTTTTATTTTAAAGCATTGTCTGATTTATTACATCCCTTGGTAACAACATCGGAAGCGGAAATTGAAGAATCGGAAATAGAAGCATTAGAATCACAGGGCACAGATTCTGGTCAACAAAATCCCCTTACTAGAGAAAAAGGAAAAAGAATAGCTCGTCCTCCTACGACATCATCAATTGAAATACCAGTAGCCTCTTATGTAATAAGACCAGCAGATCATATTGGTATATCTGCAGAAGAAAAAGAATTTTTAGTTGTTCGATTTAAATTACAATCTACTTTTAATGTTTTAAATAATTTAGTAGAAGGAATGTATTCTGGAAGATTATTAACATATGATCCAACAACTCAAAGAATAGGTTCTATAAATCAATCATCAGCTACACCATATATTCCTAAAGATGATAAAGAAGATGAAAGATTTACTAATGGTTTATATAAAGCAAATCATAAGGCAACGTATTATGAATATGATTATTGGAATCAATTTTCAAATTTTAGACATGTTGGCGGTGAAAGAAATCCTCTAACAAATGATCATCATTATGGAGTAGATAAATCTGAATCATTTTACAAATATGTATCAACAAATTTTAATCATAATGAAAAAATGATTACAAAATTATTGCAAAATGTTATGACAGATAATGATAAGGGAGCAATTTCCGTAGACAAACAAGTAGAAAGATGGTTGATTCAGAGTTATTCTCAATCAAGACAATTGAAAAATATAATAACACAAGTAACTGTGCCTGGTGATCATAATAGAGTTATTGGAGAAATAATAGAATTGAAATATCCTTCAAGTTATTATCCAAATGAAGAACATTCGTTTTATACAGGACATTATTTAATAACAAAAATTCAACATATAATTACAAATAATAGTTATTTAACAACAATGGAATTAGCAAAAGATACATTATTTACTAGACTTTATAGACATATTTTTGATGATGCAAATGAAATGATATTTGATCCAGAAGCTGTGGTGGGTTTAGATCAAGGTCTTAATCCCAAACATGGTATGGAAGGAGGATATAGTGAATAGTTCAGATTTTTTAAATGTTAATGATGCAAAAGATTTTATGGGAGCTGAAGGTTTTGTTTGGTTTTATGGTGTTGTAGAAGATAGAAAAGATCCTCTTTTTCTTGGAAGAGTTAAAGTAAGATGTATTGGATTTCATACAGATGATAAAACATTAATACCAACAGAGGATCTTCCTTGGGCCGATGTTATTCAACCAATAACATCAGCCGCAATATCTGGAATCGGAACTACTCCTACTGGATTAGTAGAAGGTACTCATGTGCTTGGATTTTTTAGAGATGGACAAGAAGCACAAGAGCCAGTAATTTTAGGAACATCTGGAGGAGTACCTGAAAATATTTCAAACCCTGATAGAGGATTTCATGATTCTAGAACAATTGAAGAAAGAAAAAATGCTCCTTATCCTCCATTATATATCGATAGATTTAATTCGGGCATTCCTGCAAAAGTTGTAGAACATTCTCAAGTAGAAGAACAATCTACTTATGAATTTGTTGGAGAAACTCCAATGAAGGATGGTAAATTATGGTATGGAAAAAATGAAGACGAATCTAAAATTCAAGCAAACATTTATAAACGTAAAGATTCAGATAAACCAGAAGATAAACCTAAAAAAGCAAATACTTCACCGATGTTGACGGCTCAACTTTATTCTAGAAATCCAGATGAAAATAGAATGATATATGATAAAGATGGTATACCAATTATGTCTTTACCGTCAACAAATTTACTTGGTTTAAATAGAATAAAATTTATAAGAAAATATGAATCTAATGTAACTCCTCATCCTGCTTCTTCGGTTCATCCACATGCTCAAATTGTTTTGAATGCTCATAGAATTGCAGGAAGTTTAATGTCAACTCAGAATAATTTGCATAGGGGAGTTGAAAAAGCTATGGGAGAACCTTGGGGAGTACCACCAGATGGTTTTAATCCTGAATATCCTTATAATCATGTCACATATACTGAAAGCGGACATTTATTTGAATTAGATGATTCTCCTGGTGCTGAAAGAATTAGATTGTTACATAGAACTCAAAGTTTTCTTGAATTTTTACCAGACGGTTCTAGAGTTGATAATGTTGTTGGAAAGTCTTATTTTCTTGCAGATGCGGATGTACATTCTCACATTTATGGTGATGATGTAAAACATGTTAAAGGAGCGATGAATCATATTTATAATTCTAGGGGAGCAGGAACTAATAAAATGCTTTTTGCTGGTGATGGTGATGTAAATTTAGAAGTTACTAAAGGAGATTATAATATTGATTTAAAAGATGGTGAGATGACAATTAAAGCAAGAAATCTTAAAATCATAGGAACAGCAATTGATCCAGGAGCATCAAAATTTCAATTACAACAAATGTCACCAGAATTGGGTGATTCGCAGTTAGCATTTAAGACAGAAGCAGAAAGTTGGGCTACTGATACTGGAGATTTTTCGTTAAATTGTTCAAATGAAAATTTATCTGTTACAGGAAATGCTAAAACAAATGTAGGTGCAGATAATGAAATAACAGTAGAAGGAAGTTCAAGGGAAGTAGTAAAGGGTATATTTGGAATGGGTATGAAAAAAGTATGTGTAGCAAAACCAATTACTCTTGAAGCAACAAATCCATCAGCGGGTATTAAATTACATAGTGGTCCTGGAGGAGTACCAACATCTTTAGAATTAGATGCGGGTGGAATGGCTCTCAGTACTAAATTAGGCAATGTTACTGCAGATGCAACTATAGGAAAAATTGAATTAACAGCAGGAACAAGTTTTTCTCTTGAAACGGGTACAGAAATAGACCTTAAAAATAAAAAAGGTAATATTAAAATAGATACTACAGGACTTATTTCTATGAAAGGAATGGGTTCTGATATTCATACTTTATTAAAAAAATTATCAATGGCATTACAAAATATGACTCATCCAACTCCTGCTGGTCCAAGTGGTCCAGCAACGAATATGAGTGAAATTATACAATTTGATTTAGAAATAGATAAGGTGTTTCAAGCATGAGTAAAAAAGAAGAAGAAATTATTTTAGAACAAAAACCAATAGTTAATGGTAATATGACAGAAGTTTTAGAAAAGGTTTTAAATTTCAATAATGATTATTTAAAATTTTTAAAAAGTGAATTGGAAACTGCTAAAAAAATACAATTAGAAGAAAGAAATAATGGCTGAAGAAGAAGTATCAAAAGATGATGTTATTTTAAAGCAGATGGAGGGTGTTGCTTTTGGTGGCTCTACTGCAGATGCTTTAAATCTTTTTTTATCAGGATTACAAACATTCGGTAATAATTTTGCTGTAATTTGTGATACATTAATTCAATTTTTTCAAGCAACCAAATTATTTTTAGAATCTTTTG